TCAACTTCATTCTTAGTACCAACGGCTACCAGCCCTGCAACAACAGGCTATGCATTTAGCTCACCTCAAGATTACATGGGAATCCCACCCGGAATACCGGATCTGGAACACAGCAACCTATTCGCACGCGCATATAATTTAATATGGAACGAATGGTATAGGGATCAGAATCTACAAGATTCAGTCGTTGTCGATAAAGACGACGGGCCGGATGATCCAACAGACTACAACACACTATTAAGGCGTGGAAAACGCCACGACTACTTTACATCGGCACTACCATGGCCACAAAAAGGAGACGCCGTAGATTTACCCCTAGGTGATACAGCACCAATTCAAGGAACAGGCGGCGTTACACAAGTATTCTCTAGCGGCGATGCAACAGTACGCGATCTAGAAATACAGACATCAACAGGCGACATTCAGTCGCAAGGCTACTCTGGCACAACTGCGGATCTTAAATTTACCGCAGACTCAACAAAGATAGGCCTAGAAGCTGATTTATCAGCCGCAACGGCGGCCACTATTAACCAACTGCGTCAAGCCTTTCAAATTCAAAAATTACTCGAACGCGATGCACGTGGGGGAACCAGATACGTAGAAATAGTAAAAAGCCACTTCGGCGTTACAACTCCGTCAGCCGGATGGCGTACGGAATATCTGGGGGGCGGTAGCTCACCGGTAAATATAAACCCGGTATACACTACAGCAGATACCACTTCAAAAAAGGAAGTCGGCGACGCTGGCGCTTACTCAGTCACAGCAATCAGAAGCAACGGCTTCACCAAATCATTCACAGAACATTGCCTTATCATAGGACTGGTATCAGTCAGAGCAGATTTAACATACCAGCAAGGCTTAAACCGAATGTTCTCACGATCAACTCGCTACGATTTCTATTGGCCGTCACTTAGTCATATCGGCGAACAATCAATATTAAACAAAGAAATCTATGCACAAGGATCACTCGCAGCCACAGACGATGACGTGTTCGGATATCAGGAACGTTATGGCGAATACCGATACAAACCATCTATAATTACGTCAGTCTTCAGGTCAGCATCAGTCGTTACCCTAGACTCTTGGCACTTAAGCCAAGAATTTACTTCACTACCTACACTCGGAGATACCTTCATACAGGAAAATCCACCTATTAGTCGAGTTATATCAGCAACGACAGAACCACACTTTATATTCGACTCATACTTTAAAATGCGCTGCGCGCGACCGATGCCGCTCTACGGTGTACCCGGCATGATTGACCACTTCTGATGACTACTATACAATCAATCAGGAAAATACTTTTTCCTCAATTACATGCCTCCTTCCTCGGTGGCGCTCTCGGCGCCATTGGAGGCTTTCTTAAATCTAATGCAGGATCAATCATTGGTGCCGGCGCAAGTCTTGCCGGCTCATACTTATCAAAAGAAGCTACCGAAGAAGCTGCAAAAATCAGTTTAAAATCAGCTCGGGAACAAATGAAGTTCCAAGAACGTATGTCGAATACAGCACATCAACGAGAAATAGCTGATCTAAAAAAGGCCGGATTAAATCCGATACTCTCCTCTCAATATGGTGGAGCATCAACACCCGGGGGCGCCTCATTCCAGAAAGGCGTACCCGACTATTCGGGCGTAACTAATTCAGCAAAAGCCTATGCTGGCTATGCCAACACAAAAGCAATGACCGAAAATACAAAGCAAAATACAGAGATCGCAAAACGCGAAGCTCTACAAAGTCAACTCGACTTGGAGATATACGAAAGATTCCCTCAGGTACGTATTGCGGAAAAACTTGGCGAAGTCTCACCATTAAACTTAACAGCAGCAACCGCACTCAAGGAGATAAACGACCGAAATAATACAATAAATACCAACAGTGCGAAGGCATATGGAACTAAATCAAATAAATACCCCGGCCCGAATCCAATTGGATATTGGAGAAATGAAAAGGGCGGATGGAGTAAAAAAAAAACTAAGGCTGACTACTATAAACAAATAAATAATGCCACTAAGGGCATGAATAAGTCAGAGAAACTACACTACTATCGTAATCATCCAGCATGGAGATACTAAAATGTTCAAGCGACCAGAAAACCCAGATTATATTAAACCAACTGTTGATTGTGGCGAAGGCCTCACAAAACAATCTATGAAAGATGAAACAGATATTAATCTGATCATGAAACGATACATAAAAACCGGAATGGTTAACTTTGTTAACCGTAATCAAGCTCAATACATGGATGCTCCGGAAATAGACTTTCAAACAGCTATGGAAGTCGTAACAGAAGCTAATAATACCTTCAGCGAAATGCCCGCAGAATTGCGCAAGCGCTTCTCTAACGATCCCGGCGTATTCATGGACTTTGTACATGACCCAGCCAATACCGAAGAGATGATAGCGCTTGGATTGGCAGAGCGACCAGAAGGGTATAAACACCCAATACCTGCAGAACCTGCAGAAAAGTCTCCTCCTGAAGGAGACTAAGGACAGTCTCTTCTAGATGTAACTGTCCTGACTGACACAAGTCAGTCCAAAACGACTAAAAGGAGTAAAAAAACAAAAGAAAAGTCTTGACTTTTCAAACAAGATGTTCTATACTGTAATCTCTAACATAGGAGATACAGAAATGAAATATCTAACATACAAAGTAGGAACAAAATTTATATCATTCGATGAAGATGGAAACCTTGTACTTACTAAAGACCCGACTATGCTATGGCCTATAGAAATGAAAGATTCGGTAGACGAGGCCATGGCTAAACTACAAGATCAAGGAATGAACGTACGAGCAGCAATAGTAGAACAAATTAACACTAGCGACGTAAACTAAAATGGAGAAAAAATCATGAGACGACGTAGAAGAATGTCAAAGAGATCCAGCAAACGATCCTTTCGTAGGTCAGCCTCAAAGACTAACCGCAAAAACTTCACTCGAACAACCATGCGCGGCGGCATTAGACTGTGAACAATGCCATGCTACAGCCCCTTAACTGGATACAAAGCCAAATCATTAAACCCATCGGGAAAGCGTTCTATCGTATTCAATACAAAAGACGGGTACGTAGACATGCCCGTGCAACTGCCTTGCGGCCAATGCGTAGGCTGCAGGCTCGAACGATCCCGACAATGGGCGCTCAGATGCGTGCACGAAAGCAGCCTTCATGTGGACAACGCCTTTATAACGCTCACATACAACGAGCAGAACCTTCCGTATCATGGTGGACTCGTAAAAACCCACTTTCAAAACTTCTTAAAGAGGTACAGGCAACACCTCGTAAGGAATGAACGAGGACAAAAAATCCGCTATTACATGTGCGGTGAATACGGCGATGAAAACCTTCGCCCTCATTACCATGCGCTTATATTCGGACATAACTTTTCCGATAAAAAATTTTTCAGAAAAACCGATGCAGGGTACAATTTATATACTTCTGATATTCTCGATAATCTATGGACACACGGATTTTGTAACATTGGCGAGGTCACTTTTGAGACTGCTGCTTATACAGCACGCTACGTTATGAAAAAACAAAATGGACGCTATCAGGATAATGCTAATAATATGTTTGGTCTTAGCCCTTACCATCGGGTTGATATGGTTACAGGAGAATACTTCGAGGTTGACCCCGAATATAACACTATGTCCCGGAGACCCGGTCTCGGTCAAGGATGGTACGAAAAATTTGGAGCAGAAACGTATCGCGACGATTACATTATTGAACGAGGAATGAAAATGCAACCACCAAAGTATTACGATGAACAATATCAAGATATAGATATAATAAAAAAGCAGCGACGGCGAAAGGCAGCAAAGCGAAACAAAGACAACACACCAGAAAGACTAGCTGTAAAAGAAAAAGTGAAATACGCACAAATCCGCTTATTAAAGCGTAACCTAAACGAGGATTAAACAATGAACTTAAAAGTATTTTCAATCTATGATTCATGTGTAGAAGCTTATAACCAACCTTTCTTTATGTTAACAAAAGCAGAAGCCATACGAGCATTCACCAATATGGCAGCAGACCCAACAACAAATATAAGTAAAAATCCTTCAGATTTTCATCTATACTTCTTGGGAACATACGATAACGCAACGGGCTACATTAATCAGGATGAACACATTAAAGACCTAGGTTCAGCAGATCAATACAAAGAAAAGGAACCTGCATTAAAAGTACAGGAGATCAATTAAATGAAATCAGTAATGTCACATCAATTTAGTCAGGTGCCGAATGTTCAAATACCTCGATCATCATTTGACAGATCACACGGACATAAAAGCGCATTCAACGGCGGCGTATTAGTTCCAATTCTTGTTGACGAGGCACTACCCGGCGACACGTTCAACTGTTCAATGGCCGCATTTGCTCGAATGAGCACACCTATATTCCCAGTCATGGACAATTTATACATGGACACGCAATTCTTTAGCGTGCCAATACGTCTAGTGTGGGATAACTTTCAAAAATTCATGGGAGAACAGGATAACCCGGGCGACTCAACTTCATTCTTAGTACCAACGGCTACCAGCCCTGCAACAACAGGCTATGCATTTAGCTCACCTCAAGATTACATGGGAATCCCACCCGGAATACCC